TTTGAAGGTTTTGCTTTAGACATATCGCCCCTTAGTTTTACCTCGCGTAGCGCAACCATCTATTTTGCCGCCACTACGCATTTTAAGGATACCACCCTTAGCGCCTTTAAAGACACCCTGTTGCTGTTGTTGCCTAATTAACTCTTCTTCTCGTTTAATACGCTCACGTTCAAGACGTTGAGACTCTTCAAACAGACGCTTTTCAGTCTCTTTGTTTTTGCGACGATCTTGTGCGGCCTGTGTATCACGTTTTGGCATAATCTATCCTAACACTTCCAGCGTTTTCTAGCCTGTCGTAGACGGCTATTCGGGTCTTTTGCTGCTTTGGGGAACTGTTTCATCTGTCCAGCAGAACGAGCGCAGAACGACTTACGTCGCTTGGCATCTTTACTGCCTTTTTTGACCTTACCCGTAACAGCGGTTTTTAGCTTCGATCCGGGGTTATCCCGACGATACTTGTCCACACCTTTTTTAGTCATCCCCGCGCCAGACTTAGTTGGGCGTTTTTGACCACCTTTTATGGTGTGACCTTTCATTGTACCTTTTTCCTTAACTGCCATATATCACTCGTAAAATATTGTAGTGGTTGTATTGCTGGGTAGAGAAGCATATACGCCATTTTTGGCAAGAATCCCGTCCCCCGGTATTATTATATCAGTCATACCTTGAGATTTCTCATCAACCTCTAGGAGCACAGTACCCGACGCAGCAGACGAATTATCATAAAATATGACATCCCCTGATGTGCCAGATGTTGTGTTCACAACCACGCCTCTTAAACGGCACCTACGACTTATAAGTACCGCTGAAGTGTGTGAGTGGGCAGCGAGTACATCATTACCAGCCATAACGATCTACTCTATAAGCAGGGTCATTACATTGCCAGCGCCTGTGAAGGCAGAGACAAAACAACCATTGTCAGCAAGTATACCGTCATTGGGGATGTATACGTCATTCCAGCCTACAGGCAGGGTTAACTGAAGTATAATCTCACCCGTAGCACTACCACTACGTATGGTAAACGCCGCAGCCGCAGCAGCGTTAACTAAAACGCCCTGCAACCTGCCCCGTGATGGGCCTACAAGAGCAGCGGTATCGCTTGCTGCAAAGTTGTAAGCTCTAACCTCTTGACCAGCCATTTAGCTACTCCTTTAAGGTTGTATTGTAGTGTTAAACGCTTGTGCATACATTACTGTAATGCGAACAGAACCTGCGTTAGTAGCAGCAGAAGATGTTACGGTTAGACGCTTGTCTGAAGTTCCAATGTTGCCCCACTCCAAGGTTCCACCGCCGCCAGCACCCAATGCTTTGACACCTACTGTGGTTCCTGATGCTACAGCGTTAATAATTGTATTGGCGTTACCACCTACTTCGCCAACGCTGATGTTGGTAGTGGTGTTAGCCGCAGCTACAAGATCAATAATACAATTAACAATCTTAGAGTTTGCTGGGATTACGATATCTGTAACCACCGCCGCAAGCGCGCCACCAGCTAGGCTTTGCACTGTGTCTTGACACATTACAACATAGCCTACATTGGCAATATCAGTGCCTATGGTGGTTCCAGTTGTGTTTCGGATATTACCTGCCCGGATCGGGCCTGAAAAAGTTGTGTTAGCCATGATAATCTCCTGTCGTGGCAAATGTCAGCCGCACATTGCGACTGTCAGGGATGAATTAGTAATACAGTACCTTTAGACAAAAAGAAAGGGGCAACCGAAGTCACCCCTCTCAAATCAGCATTAATGCCTATCTTAGGCTCCGGGAGAACCGTAGATACCCAGTGGGTCAGAGACACCAAACGAATAACGTTCACGCGCCTTGTAGCGCACGTTACCTGTATCGAAGTCACCATCCATAGATGTTGTCATCGCAGTACGCTCAAAATGCTTCATGCCATTCGGGATATCAGTAGTGATAAAGAACGCATCTGCATCGGTCAGATAATGGTTAACCGTATAACCGCCCGGAATAGAACCGTTTGAGTTAAGCGCGTTAATGTCATTATCGGCTGTACCCACACGATTTGTGGTTTCCAGCAAACGTGTTGCCACAAACATAAGACCTGTAGGAATGATGAGCTTGCGTGGGCGCGCAGCGATAAGAAGACCACGTTCATCAACGTAACCCGCAATATCAATTACTGCTTGCTCAAGCGAAGTTTCATTCAGGTCAGCAGCTACCGCAGGACGGTTGCCATTTGTAGCACCTGACACTGTGGGGTGTGCAGTGTTGAACAGTGTGACGCCATCACCTGAGTTAAAGGTGGCGAAGCCTGTGTTCAGCAAATCCGCTGCCTTAACCTGCTTGGTATAAGCCATAGCGCGAGCCAGTGCTTTAGTGTAGCGGGTGGACAGTGAATCATATAGGTTATCTTCCATCGCTTCTTCAGTGATAGAGAAACCCATAGCCACAGTTTCATGGTTGTAACGGGCAGTAAATGATTCCTGCGCGTTATCATACGAGATAGCAGAACCTTCGTTTTTGACGGGTGCAGCGCCAAAACCTGACAGTTTCACTTCTTCTTCAAAACTACGCTCCGAAGACTCGGTTTCGTAGATGGCTTCATGTTCGTTTTCGTACTTGTTGTACTCTAAACCAAACAGGGCGTTGAGGCCCGGAAGAAGCTCTTTTAGCGCCTGTGCGCGAGAAATAGCCATTGATTATCTCCTTACAGGCCAAGACCAGCGGTGTACGCATGTGACGAAGGATTGAACTTAACAATCACATCGGTAAATGCGTCACCCACGGTTGATCCGGGTGCGTTAACGAAATCTACGAGCTTAAAAGCAATCGTAGCGGTGACAGCAGCAGTAGCTACGTCCAGAGAGATTCTGGAATTGCCATTGGCTGTGTCTGGCGCAGTCTGATTAATAGCAAAGTTGCTGTGCATCAGAGTTTGCGCTACGGCAGCATCAGCTTGGATTTGGAACAACGCGTTAGGGTCATCACAAATATAAGCCTGAGCATCGGCAGCGACTTGACCTGCAGGCCACTGATTGTTCTGGGTAAACCCACGAACACTATCCGTATACGAACAACCAAGAAAGACGCCAACAGTCCCAGCAGGGAACGCAGCAGCGTTTGTACCAACCTCAGTGACCTTTGTGATGGTGCCATTCGCGGCTACCTGCACAATGTCGCCGTTGGCGATAGCGGTGTTGTACCCTGAAGTAATTGGTAATTGGCGAGTTGACCCCGCAAAGGGACGCCCACCAATCGCATTAATAGGGCGCAAACCGTATGGAGTAGATGTAAGAGCCATTTAAGCCTCTCCTCTATTACGAGTTTACTTACAGCAAGCGCCAGAAGGCTACTTACCAAATGAGGTACGAGTAGACCGCTCGGAAGGCATTACGGGCATACGGGGGTCGGATTCCCGCATGAAATTCCTATCTACGGCGTCGGACTGATGTTGTGCAGTCTCCAACTGACCGTATTCTCGGTCTTCTTGCAATTCTTTAGGTATTGCACAGAGCAATAACCCGCCGACTTCAATATTGTCCTTAAAACGCGAGTCAATATCGGACATAATCTGCAATTCAGGGTAGTCTTCTGCTTTCACAGCTACGTACCCATCTCGGAACCTTTGCGAAACATTGGTCATGTCACCTGTACCCAAGGTAGATGTGCGAATCCAGCGGAACGCAAGTCCGTCACGCGGTTCGGGGGTAGGTAGCATAGAGGATCGCTTCCACGGTTTTCTGCGTTCACCTGTTTCACGAGTGTTCAAAGAACGGGGTTTGCGATCAGCCATTGTTCAGTTCCTTCAGTTTTTGCGCCGCGTAGTCTTTTAGTGATACTCCAAGTCGCTTGGCGATAGCGGCCTCAGAGGAGGTCAGTTTAACCGTGTTGCGTGATGTAGCAGTATTTCTACCACTCGGGGCCACCACGGAGCCAGCCTGACGTTGCGGTTTTCTGTCCTCTTCAACATCGTCAAACCTATCTGGGTAACGTTGCCTCATGGCAACATCAATTCGACTATAGTATGTATCGGAAGAAGAATCAACTCCTTCTTCTACTAGCTCCTGATGCACAAGCATAGCATATCGCTCCATAGCCTTATCCTCAGTAAACCAAGGATTACGGGATACCCATTCTTGCGCCTTTTTATCAGGTTCAGGTGCGCGAGGTCTAGGCGCAGGGACAGGTTGTTCAGGTGCTTCGGCAGAACGAGGTTTCCAGTTTTCAATGCGATCAGCTTCGGTCTGTAGTTTAACCATAGCTGACTGTGCTTCAATAACCGCGTCAGAATCACCTGCATCATACGCCTGTTTATAAGCTGCTTTTGCCTGCGAAAGTTCAGACTCATTACGTGCTTTTGCCTGTGTAATGAGAACGCCCTCACCCTCAGACAAGTTTTTACGTAGTTTGTCAGCCTCACTCTTAGCACTTTGCGCGTACTGTATAGCCGCTTCACGTTCTCGTTCTGCTTCTTCTTTGCGTCTACGCTCTTCGTGAAACTCAAACTTTAGTTTTTTAATCCGTTTTTGTACAGACTCACTATGTTTTTCAAGGTCATCATCTTCAGGGATATCAGCTTCTTCGCCTTTGGCTCGGCGTGGTCGGCCTTTGTCCTCTTCAGGAGTATCATCTTCAACCTCTACAACAATGTCTTCGGATGAATCCATGTTGACTTCTACGGTGCCCGTATCTTCTACGGCTTGCTCTGCGCCACTCATGCTCTACTATACCCCCGTGGGTCTTCTACCACTGCTTCTACAGTGTCATCGTTGATAATACGAAACTCTTTGCCCATCACCTTAAATCTAGTGCCTGAGTAAGAACGGAAGATTACAAAATCTCCCTCTTCACAGTAGGGTCCACTGGGGAACCGTTCTTTGTCTGTGTAAGCCTCGGGTCCGGTTTTTATAACAAACCCAATTATAGATGCAGTCTCTTCCATAGATTTAAGAGCATCGGGCATAATAACGCCGCCTTCTGTCTTTCCATCTAGTTCTGGGACTGCGATTAAAACTTTAAAGCCTTTAGGCTCTGGAAGTTTAGCCTGTAGTTCGCTATCTTCTACTTTGTTGGCCGCGTACATTTTAGTCTCCTAGCAGTGATTAAAGGCTCACAGCGCCTTAGCGTGGATCATCCACGTAACTTTGCCATACAACTAAAAGTTCTATGTATCAATATATCGTTGTTCAACTTCTTTGATTTCTGTAACTATGTTGCCCAACGCCTCATACTCGCCCACAAACTTCCAGTATTCTCTGTCATTTGTAGCGCCACCACCTGCTAGATGGTGACGTATTGCGCTACGTTGCTCCTCTACACGGTTTAGCACCGTTAGGAATATGCTCTGCTCCACGTATTAGTCCCTATCGTTAATTTCTTTAGCTGCTTCCATAGCTAATTTAATGGCTGTAGTGTCTTCGTCTGCCTGCAGTTCAGCTACTTTTAACTGTATGTTTGCTGCTGATTTTATATTCTCAGCCTCTAAACGGTCCTCCTGAACTCCAATGTTCGCTCGTTTATTCTCCATATCAAGCTGTAGCTTGGCCTGATCCATCTGCATCTTGTGCTGCAGTTCCTGCTCTTTAATAGCCATCTCGCGCTGCTGTAGCTGTGTCAAAGGGTCCGCCTGTTGTTTGGCGTTCTCTTCAGCGGCTACCTCGGCCTGATCCTTCTTGAGTAGCTGTCCTGCCGCCTGTGCGACCACCTTAGACAGTTCAAGTTCTACAGACTCGGGTAGTGGCTCATCCTGATTAGGTAGCTCTGTGCCTAGCTGTGCTTCAATCTCTTTGCGATACTGTAATGCTATGTGTTCTGTAACGTGAGACTGCATAGCAGCTTGTATGGCCCCTGCAAACGGCGACTGACCTACAATCTGCTGTATCTTGGGGTCTTGTAGCGCCGCCATGTGAGTCATAATGTGTGCTTCGTGATCCTGATACGAGAATGCTTTTACAGGCTCTTGCTTCATTATCGACATATTCTCAGACACAGGATCAGCAGGTTTGATATCGTCGGGCAGTTTTATAATATCTTCTGCGTCTGGAATACCCAGAACCTCAAGCATTTGACGGTGTAGTTTACCTAGATCATACAACTGTGGTGCTTGTTGCGACATTTGTAAGGCTGCTTGGTACTGCATAATACGCTGTGCCATAGTAGCGGCGTTAGGATCAGACACGGGTACTACGTCTACACGTCCATCAAAGTCGGCTGCACGATCCGCAGGCTCGTCCATCTCATACGCATACTCAGACGGCATATAATCATGCACGATACGTGCTAAGATACGTAGTTCTTCCTTCATAGCTGCATGTAGACGCGCTTGTACGCCCGACATGACCTTCATAGACCGTTCCATAAGCGCCAGTGTGGTGCCCACAGGAGCCTGTGCGTTCATATCCCCTACCTGCATGTCCCCTACAGAGCCAATGCGCCGTCCTTCCTCAACCACGTTGTTTAGGAGGGTATACAGCACCTGTGACGGCTCTTTATACGGTAGAAAGGTAATAGAATCCTTAATCGCCCCACCCGGAACGTCAACATCCCTAAATTCTCCGGGCATCAGGGGCGTATTATCCCCTTTTATCCGCATACCACGCGATTTCAGACCCGCTGGCAGGTTAGATAGTGTCCCAGCGTCGATAAGCTGCCGCATAATGGACGTAGCGGACTTTGCCAGCCCACCTATAGTGTGAATCAAGCCTGTCCCGTAGAACCCCATCCCCGGCAGGTACGGATAATGTACAAAATGGCTGCGTTTCCGCCTTTTTTTGTCATCTTCGTACCAATTTCTACGAATTGCTAGGATTGAACGCGATGATTTGTCCATTGTAATCACAAATGGAAGCGCCAAACCGTCAGGATCGTCAAATGGCTCGGGTAATATAATATCTACGTGCATTTCTAGCAGTGTATGGCGTGGGTCATCGCTATAAACAGGCTCTGTCCCGTCCATTTCGTTGTATTTTTCTTCAATGTCCGTAATATCACGCGTTGGTTCCGGTAGTTCTATGTCTGCATAGAACCCGTTAACCTGTAATGCACGTATTTCTTCGTAAGTCTTCTTCATAACGTGCGTATAGCGAGGGCAAGTACGCAAATTAGACGCGCCATAGGACGCTACGAAGTCTTCGGCAGGTACAAATACAGATACAGGACGTTCTAAGATCGGGTCGTAGTAAATTTTCTTAAATGCAGAGCCAGCCAACGGAAGTTTGAACAGCATCTGCTCCATTTCGTTCCGGTAGTCGGGCATTTCTTCCGTTATAAGGTAATTAAGTTCTGTCTCTACACGTTTAGATTGTTTTAATTTCTCAGGTGTCATCTTACCGATGATTTTTGACTTAACGGGACCGGATGCAGGCATAAGTTCACTCATAGCCTGCGCTTGGAACCGCACTACAGCCTCGGTGAGCATAGGGTGGTACACCCCAGAGGCCCCCTGCCAAGGCTGTGAACGGTCCTCAATCTTCATACCCAGCAAATCTAGGCCGTTTATGTATGATGTAGCCCATTCTTTGCGTGACGCACGGTCATTATCGAAGTCTTCAACTAACTCAGATGCCATACTCTCCAACAGCGCGTCCTCAATACCTTCGGCTAGGTTCGCATTGTGATCTGCCATAGCTGCGTCAAGGTCATCATCGAGTCCGGGGCCACCAAAGTTTATAACTACAGACCCATCATCCATCTCGACTTCAACTGCGCTATCAGCATCGGCCATGACTTCTACCTCTAAGTCAGGGGTCTCACCCATCAACTCAATCTCATTGGGAGTCATCATCTTTTCAATCGCCATGTCGGGCCTCGCTACGGTGTTTCTCTTGTAGTTCTAACAAATAAATATATCTTTGTCGATGTGAGGGTGCCCTATAGGTTGGGAGGAAACCCAGAACACCCCCACGGGACGCGGCCAGCGTCCTACAGGCGTAATACCAAAACTCGCGTGATAAAGCTAGCATCGTTATTTCTTCTTTAAAGTAGCCCTGTTTGTACTTGAGTTATATTTGTAATCTGTTTTAGGACGCCCACTACGTTTAGATGCTCTGTCTATGGCGCGCTGACCCGCCGTCATATTATTACGAGCCTGTCCTTTTTTAGTAAGCGTGCCATCTGCCTTCATATCGCCACGCTTACGTAGTAACGACACAGCTAAAGGCTTACTCTCCACTTGCGCGGCTAACCGCTTTACAAGTTTATTCTTACCCATATGCTTCTGTGTGTTGTTTGCCATTAATAATACTCCGCTTTCTGTGGTATATCAGGCTCGTCATCCCACACATCAGTGGGTAGTCGTATGAACCCGCCCTGCCTAAAACGCAACAACGCCATAACTGTAGAGTCAA